TCCAGTGGGTCGGCTACACCGAGAACATCTGGGCGCAGGGGCGCGCGGGCCGCCACGTCGCCTTCTATCAGCCGGCCTCCGGCTTCAGCTTCCGGAAGGTCACGAACGCGACGCATACCCCCGGCGCCGCCACCGAGACGCTGACGCTAGACAGCGCGATCACGGTCCCGGCCACCGCGACCATGATGCTGCTCAAGTTCTATCGGCTGGACGCGGACGAGATCACGATCGCGCACCGTGGCCGCACCGCCCAGGCCGTCCTCCCGCTCCGCGAGCTGCCCTTCGAGGAGCCGGTATGACCTACCTCGCCAAGGAGGAGTCGGTCTACGAGGGAGACGTCCAGGAGTTTTTCCTCTTCGTCCAGGGGGCGACGTCGTACCGGTGGACCAGCGCCGACGAGACGGTCTCGGTCGCGGACCCGAGCACGCCGCACGACTACGCGCCCGCGATGATCACGCGCGACCAGGTGCAGTACTCGGACGAGGACCACGCGGGCTCGCTCCGGATCGGCGTCCCCGACAGCAACCCGGTCGCCCAGCTCTGGCAGAGCTACACCCCGCCGACCCCCGTCTTCCTCACCGTGCGCCGCAAGCACCGGAGTGATGCCGAAGTCGTCATCCACTGGGTCGGCAAGGTGACCTCGGTCACGTTCACTGACCAGGGCGCGACACTCAACTGCGCGCCGATCTCCCAGTCGTTCATGCAGACGGCGCCCGGCCTGCTCTATCAGAGCCAGTGCGTCTGGGACCTCTACGGCACCGGCTGCGGCGTCACGGCCGCGAGCTTCAAGGACGCAGCGACGCTCGACACGGTGGACGGCGTCACGCTCACGGACACCGTCTTCGACGCGCGCCCGGACGGCTACTACACGAACGGCTGGGTCGAGCGCGCGAACGGTGAGCGCCGGTTCGTCGTGGACCATGTCGGCGACACGATCACGCTGATGAACGCCTTCCCGGCCTCGCTGACCGCAGGCGAGACCGTGGACGCCTACGCTGGCTGCGATCGCACCGAGGCGACGTGCGCGGCCACGTTCAGCAATCTCGTCAACCATCTCGGCTTCCCGCGCATCCCATCGCGCAACCCACACAGCGGGGAGGCGATCGACTAATGCCTCTCTGGCTCACCCTCGCGCTGTTCGTCGGCTTCACCGTTCTGGGCCAGTTGCTCCGCCCGCGGCAGAAGTTCGACAAGCCGCAGCCCTCGGGGCTCGGCGACTTCACGCTGCCGACCGCGATCGAGGGCCGCGCCATTCCGGTCGTCTGGGGCCGCTGCAAGGTCTCGGGCCCGAACTGTGTCTGGTACGGCGACCTGGAGGTGCAGGAGATCAGCGAGAAGGTCAAGACCGGCCTCTTCTCCTCGAAGCGGGTCACGACCGGCTACCGCTACTTCCTCGGCGAGCAGCTCGCGCTGTGCCATGGCCCGATCGACTCGCTGCTCGACGTCCAGTTCGACGGCAAGAGCGTCTTCGGCGGCCAGATCACGGTGGTCGCTGGCAAGAACTCGCTGCGCCACGGATTCGCCGGGGATGTCACGTCCTCAATCCCGCCCGGCACCTACAACTCGAATCTGGACGTTGCCCTCGCCATGGAAGATGCGATGTACGCCAGCGACGGCGGCATCTGGAAGGTGGTCTACGGTTACCACCTGGTTCCGGGGCGCAGCTCGTTATTCGAGTATTCGGTGGACTTCGACCCCGACCCGCCCGGCGCCGGCGGTGGCCCCGAGACCGCGACAACGCTGGCCGTGGACATCGGTGGCGTCTGGACGCGCGGCCGCGACGTGGCATTCGCGCTCCAGGCGGCGATGAACTCGAAGGAGCGTGAGCAGTCCGGCGGCGCCCGCGTCCGCTTCCGGGTCGCCTACAGCGAGCGGACCCACAAGTTCAGGATCGGCTGGACGGCGCTGCGCTCGACCGTGCTCGGCGTCTACGTCCGCGGCGTGACGACGTATGCCGAGAGCGCGCTGCCGGCGCTCGGCTTCCAGATGGGCGGGGACCAGTTCCAGGGCGGCTCCATCGGGCACATCGAGAGCGATTACGAGACCTACTACAACCGCTTCATGTTCGCCTTCACGGGCTTCGGCGGCCATCTCTACTGGAACCACGCCGACACGACCTGCGAGGAGCTGTTCGGCCCTGGCTTCGTCGCCGACGACGTCGTGATCGGGCACTTCGCGTGCCTGAAGGATCGGGAGAACGGCCCCAACTTCGCCGTGACGACAACGCTTGCCGATGACCGCATCCGCGTCGCGATCAACGCGCCCGAGCTATTCGGCGGCGACAAGCGTGAGGGCGGGATCAGCGGTGCGATCGACGTCTACCGCGGCAGCCTGACCCAGACCGCAGACGACTACCTCGAGGAGGTGCTCGGCATCCTGCTGCCCGGCTACCGTGGCCTCTGCTACGCCGTATTCCGCCACCTCTACGTTGGCACCACTGCCTATCCCAAGAATCCGTCGTTCATCATCCAGCGCTGCCCGAACCAACTCGCGCTCGGCTCCAGCCACCACATCATCGACGGCGACGCCAACCCCGCCTGCATGCTCTACGAGGTGATGACCGATACCCGCTGGGGCCTGGCCATCCCGACCGCGAGCATCGACACGGCGAACTTCCAGGCGGTGGGGGACGTCCTGTTCGATGAGGGCTTCGGGCTCTCGCTGATCGTGGACAGCCAGACCGACGGCAACGAGATTCTCCGCGACATCCTGCGCCACATCGACGGCGTCATCTTCACCGACCCGACCACCGGCAAGCTCAAGATCGTGCTGGCGCGGAACGACTACGACCCCGGCGACCTGATCACGCTGGATGACGACAACTCGACGGTGACGAAGCTCTCGCGCCCCGCATGGGAGGAAACGACCAACTCGGTCAAGGTCAAGTACACGAGCCGCGCCGACAACTTCACCGAGCGCGTCACCTCGCTGCAGGACCTGGCCAACCGCCAGGCGCGGGGTGGGGGCGTGTCGCACGCCGAGTATTCGTTCAGCGGCATCACCAAGGCGAGCCTTGCGCAGCTCGTCACCGCGCGTGTGCTGCGGGCGGTCAGCTACCCGCTCGCCCCGGTCGAGATTGACGCGCACCGGATCGGCGTGCGCCTCCAGCCTGGATCCGTCTTCAAGGGCAACTGGGCCGACTACCCGGAGCTGGCCGACCACGTCTTCCGCGTCACCGGACTGGGCCAGGGCGAGCCCCGCAACGGCAAGGTCTCGATTCAGGCGACCGAAGACATCTACGGCATCACCTGGTCGGGCATCACGCCGCCGGGTGATTCGGAATGGGAGGATCCGGCCGGTCAGCCGCGGCTCCTGCTCGCCGAGCGCCTCGAGGAGGCTCCCTATCCCCAGGCCGGCGGGGCGAACAAGAAGATGCTCACGATGGGCGCCCATGGCAGCGCCCGGGCGGACGGCTACGAGGTCTGGACCGACGAGACGGGAAGCACCGACTACGTCGAGACCGCGGACGTGACCTCATTCACCGCGTTCGGCCGTCTCTCCGCAGACACGGCCATCGGCGAGACCTCGATCACGGTGGATCCGGTCGTGGACACGGAGCGGGTCGGCAGCGTCTCCGCGACGGCGTTCGCGGCCGGCGCCAACCTCGCGATCATCGACGACGAGTGGGTGGCCTTCGAGACGGTGGTCGAGAACGAGGATGGCTCGATCACGCTCTCCCCGGTCGCCCGCGGTGTCATCGACACCGCCCCGCGCGCCCACTCCGCCGGCGCCGAGGTCTTCTTCTTCACCACTGGGAGCGGCTTCTCCAAGACCGGCACCTACAGCGCGGACGGCGAGGTGGGGGTGAAGCTGCTGCCCTACAACCCGCAGGGCACCGCCTCGCTCGACCAGGCCGAGGCGCACATCGTGACGCTGGCAAGTCGGGCGCTCCGGCCCTACTGCCCGACCGCGCTCACCATCAACGGCGCCGCCTACCCGGCCACCCTCTTCGGCGACATCGCGCTCGCCTGGGAGCACCGGGACCGCGGCGGCAGCTGGGACTACGACGATTCCGGCATCACCGCGACACCCGAGACCGCGTGCTCCTACCGGCTGCGCATCTACAACGAGGCGGGGACGCTGCTGCGCACGGTGACGCAGACCGGGAAGACCTACTCGTACACGAATACGACCGAGCGCTCCGACAACGGCGGCAACCTCGCGGCGTCGCTCCGCTTCGTGCTCGACATGAAGCAGGACGGCGGCTCGCTGCTGGAGAGTTGGCAGGCGATCGACTGGACCGTGGAGCGCTCCGATTCGAGCGAGACCGGCGTGAATCCGTGGGGAACTAACTACTGCGGAACGTGGGGGGCATAGGTGAGCGCACCGAGCGGTCCGAATCTCGGCCCAGCGTT